CAAAACCAGAAATTTCATCAAGCACTGCAAGTAATAAGTTTAATCCTTCATGTGATTCTCTTTCAGAGTGACCAGAGTAAACAGTAATTGATTTATCAAACTCTACGGAGTCTGCTTTGGCATTATACTTACCTGCAAACCAAGGAGATTTTTCAATCTTTGTTTTAAATCCTTTAAAGAAAACATTTTTTGCTTGTTGTGCGTTAATAGCAACGTTAATTAAATCTATTGCATCTCCACTTGGTTTTCCGAAATATCTTGCAGGATCTTTAAGACATAATAACTTATAAACAATATAAGCACAAGCAACAGTAGAGGTGAAGTCTTTACCAGAACCTTTGCCCAACTGTAAGATGATTTCGTTTTTTGTGTATTTTTCATAATACCTTGCCCCTTCTACAGAACCGTATAGTTCTTGTAAATCTTCTTTTTTATATATTTGACTCATTGCTTCTACAATGTCATATTGAATTGAAGATAGCGGTGGCTGCCCTAAATAATCAGAAGACTCTACAAAAGTTTTAGCGTCTACTGGTGTTGTTTCAAATTGATTTTCTTTTAATACTTCAAAAAAATCATTGAACGTCGTGGACAATTGTAATTACCTCTCCCTCTTTAGCAATTTGAGAAAGACGATTCATAATTAAATCACGAACCTCTGGATGACTTGAGGCGATGTCTCTAAGTATTTCAACTAATACATCTTGCCTTCTTTCAATCTGAACCATTTCTTCTGCAAGTTCTTTGTTTTCTAATAGCCCAGCCTTTTGCAACATTTCAATTCTAGATTTTTCAATATCCATAACCAACTTAATTGCTTGAGTTTTTGCACTAAGATTATTTGTCATTGATGCCTCATCAATAACTTCATAAGACCTTGTGATTAATTTAGTATAGTGTGCGTCTGCACCAGCAAGTGCTTCTTTAGCACGAGCACGAATAGCATCGTTAGCAGATGCCATAACTTTCCACTCATTAATCAATGCAACTACACGAGTGCGTGGAATATCTAACTCTTTGGATATCTTTGTAGGATCTTGTCCTTTAAGATATTCAGTTACAACTTTATTTACTTCATCAAGATGATTAATTAAATCTGTTTCAGTTGACATGTTTTTCCTTTGCTATTTTTAATAAAACAAGGTATCCAATAAGATCGTCAATGTCGTTGTCTCCAACATACTCTGTGCCTTTCATAAGTCTGCTTAATTTATCATCAATTCTAACTCTAAGTTGCTCTACTGGATCTGCTTTGCTAAAAATTCTAACTGGATCTAATGCAGAGTCTCCATATGTAATATTTTTTTCAATTAACATTTGTGCAATTATTAAACAGTTTGTAAGAATAGCGTTTCCAGATGGAGCACCAAGAGAATGCAAATATAAATCATTATAATTAAAATGATCTACATCGTCATACACAGGTTTTAGTTTCATCTTTTTGATTTCCTTAACCCAAATTTTGCAAGGTAAACATAGATTGTTTCTATGCTTGCCCCGCATTCTTTGGCAATCTCTTCTGGAGATTTTTTGTCCATAAGATATCTCTTACGCATAAAAACCTCTGACTTATACAGTTTACCACTCATAAGATTATTTGTCAACCCCCAAAGCCTTATTCCAGTTATTTATAGCCCAGTGACCAATTCCGACTGCATCTGCTACATCGTTGTCTGATATATCCTTATCGTACTGCATATTGATAAACCTAATAGTTTTTTGCTTTCTTATCTCTCTTTCATTTGATTTATGCCATGCTTCTGATTTCCCTGGATTTTTTGATCTTATAAAAAACTTTTCATCTTTAGTAAGTTTTCCATTGCCTATAAATATTTGCCAAGTAATTGGGGCTACAGTTCCTATAACTTTTGTACCAGTTAGTCCAGCAGCGCCTAGAAGTGCTCCCTGAACAAGGGCTAGGTCAGCAGCAACTTTTGGAGAGTTCATGAATACGGTATGTTCAATAACAATAGCCTCAAACCCACCATAGTATTCAAAGAAAGCCTTTGTTTTTTTACAAGCATCCATTACTTTTTCATATGTACTGTTTCCTTTAAAATTTATTTTACCTACTGCTTCCAATGTTTTTTGTTGGGTATTAAACAAAGCAAAAGCAAGACTATTAGTACTGGCATCAATAGCACAAATATTTTTAGGTTGGATCTCCATGCCCCACTTATTCTTGCTCATAATCAAAAAATCCTTTTATTTGTTTTAACATTTTATCAACTTCTTTTTTACTTACATTACAATTAGAACAAAATCCAGACTCATTATATATAGATAGTTGTTGGCCACATCCACCAATACATTTCCTAACTTTACCAATTCGTTTTTGTCTTCGTGTTATTTGATATCGTTCTACAATTTTATCTTTTGTTGCAGCAGTTCTACACTTCTCCCCGCAGTAAATTTGATAACTTACGTTGGGGGTAAAAGCACTGTTACACTTTTCACAAAGTTTCACTAAGCCCCTCAAGAGGTTTTATTTTAAGAACCCCAACATCCGCCTCTGCACAGGCTTTTTGAATAGGACAACCTTTGCAGATTTTTGAGTTAGACCTATATGTTTTAACTGGAATTTCTCTATCTACCCAAGCCTTACGAACTTTTCTCATCCAATCAAATGAGTAATCAATCCATTTACGATACTCATTATTAACTTGCACTGGAAGCGTTAATAACTCATGGTTGTTTTTATTTTCATAAATTAAAACGCCTTTATCTTTATTTAATATTTTCATATACATTAACAACTGCATTAAATGCCCACCCTTGGGCTTTCTATTTGCTTTTTTGTATTCAAAACCATCGTTTGGCATTGTTTTAATTTCGGCAACAATAGACTGTCCATTAAAATCAAGCATGGCATCGCCATAACCAAAAATTGGTGGATCATCCGATTTAACTGTAAACTCTAATGCAGGATGTTTTTGTTTGCCATATTTTCTTTCTGCTGTTTCAAATTCCATACTTTTATCAAGAACATCACCATTGATCATTGCATCTTGAATTCTGTCATGGCTTAAACTTCCGCTGTTTCTATTTGCTACACCATAAGGATCTGCATTGTCATAAAATACTGCTCCATCAAATGCAAGGTACCAGAAACGAGCACACTCTCCAGAACCCCAAGCCAATCCAGATGGCGAGAAAGAATATTTCTTGGTAAACTTTGGCTTAATGTCAGCAATATATCCTTGCTGAATAGCATCTACCAAACCTTCTGTATACCCAGTGTCTTCGTTATGCTTTGTTTCTTCCTGCTTAATCATAATCTGTTTTAATAAATTTTTACTCATTTTATCCCCTTGTTTTATATAAGTATAGCAGGTTAGCGTATTATATATTTGAGTGCTGACACTAAGTTGTTAATTGATTCTGCTGCCGTGAAATATATGTTCTTTTTTGCCCTGTCACTCTTGTCTACATTAGCCATCCAAGTTGCCTTAAATGACATCTTTGCTGCAATGGCCTGAAGTCTTACAATCTCTACGGTAGCAACATTAAGTGGCACATCTGGTTTAATGATTAACTTAGCAATCATTGTTAAAGCGGTTGTCAACTCTTCGTCTTTCATATAGTCAGCAATCTCAGTTAAACCATTAACCATATCTATCGTTGTTCCTGTTGGCTGAACTTGTTCTGTCATTTTATTTCTCCTCTGTTAATTGTTCTAAAAGATCCATTTCAATTATAGCAAGTCTTACCTTGGTATTACCCTCTCCTAATACAACAATAATTGCAGGAGATTTATCTGTTCCTGATTTAATAGAATCAGTTACAGCCTTAGCCCACACGTCCTTGTTTAAAGTAAATGATTTGCTAACTTCTTTAAAATCAACAACAAAATTTCTCCAAGTTGCATCTCCTTTTTTATTATTACGACCTGAATTTTTGTGTTGCTTGGCACCAATTCTTTTAGACTCACTTCTTTCACTCATTTGTAAAATCTCTTTTCTTTCTTTTAGGTGGTAATAGTCCAACCTTTGAGATATGTTTTTTAGAACACATCCAAGTTGCTTCTCCAGTTTCACCCCAATACCTTAAAGACAAGACTTCTTCTTGACAGGTTTTGCAAGGAAATTTTCCTGGATAAACTGTAAAATCTTTAGACATTTGCCAACTTATCTTTTAATTGTTTCTGTAAATCTAAATCTTCTTTTATTCTATTAATGATTCCATCTCTTCCTTGAACTTTTGTGCCGTCATCTAACTGATACCAAGCACCAGTTCTATTTAATAAGCCTATTGATTCTGCGGTATCAACAAGATCACCAATAGCATCAATGCCAATTTTATCACCACGGAAATAAAAATCATATTCTCCTGATTGAAATCCTGGAGATGTTTTAGAAAATTGAAGTTCCCAACGTATTTTTCTGCCTATCTTTTCTTCAATTAACTTATCTCCAATTTTTATTTTACCTTTAATTGCTTGATTGTCAGACTCTGATGAGAACAACTTGATTACGCAAGAAGAATAAAATTTGGTAGCCTGACCACCAGACGGTTGCTGGCTAGTGTACATAGCATTAATATTGTTTCTTGATTGTGAGATAAGAACAAGCAGAGTAGGCTTTACTTTATTGTTAGCGTAGTTAAGCATTTTCCAAGCATTGCTAAAATCTCTAGACTCTGCACCAATTTGCTTGGTATTTTCAAGAGCCTTCATTTCATCTGTATCTTTTTCAAAATAAATTGCGGGTAGCATAGATGTAATAGAATCAATAACAATTAAATCAACTCCAGCGTTTATAAGATTAACGCCTACATCTACCATATCGCTAATAGTTCTCGCTTGTGAGTAGATTAATTTAGTTGGATCTACTCCTAACTGCCGTGCCCAATCCTCAGAATAAGACATTTCAGAATCAATCCATGCACAAACCTTGCCTTCTTTTTGTGCTAAAGCAATCATCTCTAAACACATTGATGACTTTGCTGAAGACTTGCTTCCCCATATTAATACTTGCCTGCCGTATGGCAAGCCTCCGCCTAATGCACGGTTCAGCCCAAAACTAGGCGTTGGTTGATATTCAAAAGTAATTCCTTCTCCTGTGCCTAGACGCTTACGTATTCTTGGATCTAACTGCGCCAAAACATCTTCTATACTAACTGACATTTACATCCTCCATAATAACTGTTCCATCTTTAGTTTTACCAAAACTAAACTTATATGCCTTGCCTTCTTCTATGTGCATGTATGCTTTTGGAAATGCTGTTGGAAATACTGTAACAGAGTGTAAGTCTCTTGAAGTGTCTGCTAGAGTAAGTGAAGCCATTTTTTTACCAGTCTTTGTAATTCTTGGTTTAAATGAAACAACAAACATTTCATCTTCTGTATAAGGCAATTGCTTATAACTTAAAAATTTAACAAGAGCATTTGGAGATCCTTTTATTTCATCAACAGGAACTGCAGAAACAATCCTGTTATCATTAGCAAGAATTAAATAAGTACGACCAGTTTCAATAGTTGTTGTCTCTTCATCAAATATACCAACAGATCCAGTTTTGTCCAAAATCTCAACTCTTGACCATCCTTTTCCTCGTTTAATTGCTTTAACCATTCCTAATAAAATAAAAGAACCCTTTTCCTCAAAGTCACAAACCTCTTGAATAAATGCATAGTAGTGTGAAGGTATTGAAATATTAAACTCTGGAAGGTTTAAATACTCATAAATGTTTTCTTTAATCTCAACATCATTTCTAGGATTATCTGGAAATGTTGCTCCACCCACTAGTCGCATTGCATTTAATGCACGACTATTTACTCCATTGCCCTTTGTAAAAGTAAACTCTTCAAGTTCTTTGTAAGACTTAAATGGTCTTGCTGCCATGTATTTATTTGCAATGTTATTAGATATATATTTAATGCTTGTCAGTCCAAACCTTATTCCTTTACCCTCAATTTTAAAGTCTAGGTCAGAATCATTAATGTGTGGCAACTTAACTGAAATACCCATGCGTTTTGCTTCAATTAAATACTCTGTACGTCCATCCTTATCCTTCTCATTTTTAAGAAGGGCAAACATAAATTCAAGCGGATAGTAATACTTTAACCACGCCGTCCAATATGAGAGTGTAGAGTAAGCAACCGCATGACTCTTGTTGAACGAATATCCCGCATGCGCTTCAAAGTCATGCCATAGATCACGAGCCTGATTGGGAGCAATATAGGCAGAAGCACCAGCAATAAACTGTTCTTTATAAATGTCGAACTCTTTCGCATCTTTCTTCTTTCCAATGATTTTACGAACCTTGTCAGCATCAGACATTGACATACCACCTAGGTGAACGCAAGCCTGCATAACCTGTTCTTGATATAGGATACACCCATATGTATCATCTGTAAACTCTTTCATAATTTGATGGGTATAGGAAACATTCTGCTTTCCATGCTTACGAGCAATGTAGTCTTTACCAATAGTATTCATGGCTCCTGGACGTACTAGTGCGTTAGATGCTGCTAGTTCGTTAAAATTCTTTACTCCCATTTTTACTAGAAGGTTTGTGTAAGGTGTTGCTTCACATTGGAATACACCCTTTGTGTACCCGTCAGAAAGCATCTCATAAATTTTTGGATCTGCTAAATCTAAAGACAATAAGTCAATATCCTTATAATGATTTTCTTTTATCATTGCAACTGCATCCTGAATCACGCTTAATGTTTTTAACCCAAGGGCATCAATCTTGATAAGGCCAATCTTTTCAGCCTCTTGCATATCAACACCAACAACTGGAATGCGAAAATCAGATCCAGGAGAAGAACGAGTTTCCATCGGCGCATACCTAAAGATTGGATCTTTACTAGTAACAACTCCTGCAGCATGAATACCAGTGCCCCTAATACGACCACGTAACTGCTCTCCATATATCTCCACTTCTGGGTATTTTTCTCTAAACCACTCTGTAGTTTTTGACCTACAAAATTCTTCCCAAGTATCAACTAATTTTAAAACCTTGTTAACATCTGTTAATGGAATATCTAATACTCTTGAAACATCTCTTACAACACCTTTATCTTTAAATTCTAAAAAGGTTGCAATAGAAGCAACGTGCCTATATTGTCTAACTAAATAATCTTTTACTTCGTCACGACGTGTATCTTGAATATCTGTATCAATATCTGGAAAGTCGCTACGCTCTGGATTAATAAAACGGAAAAACAAAAGACCATGCTCTATTGGATCAATTGTTGTAATTTCAAGTAAGTAACAAACTAAAGAACCAGCGGATGATCCACGACCTGGACCTACAAGAATTCTCTCTTTCTTAGCCCAGTTAATCATATTGCTCACTACAAGAAAGTATGGTGCAAACTTTTTATCACGAATAATTTCTAACTCTTCCATAAGTCTTTGTTCATAAACATCATTGCCAAGCCAGTTATCGGTAAGCCTATATTTTTCAAGTCCTGCAAATGCTAGGTTTGCCAACTCTTGATCTGGATTTTTATATTGAACTGGAAGAAGGTTTA